GGATATGTTGATCCCTCGTATTTTGGCGTATTGAACTATATGCAGGATGGCGTCGGAATCACGCCCATTACTGGCATGATCCCCGTGGCGGATACGCTTATGGTATTAAAGGGCGATACGCGGCAGGACGGCTCAACCTATTTCCACACGGCAACGGCGACGGGCGAGGATCTTCAACCGAAGATCTATCCCTCTACGCAGGGATTGTGCGGCATAGGCTGTCTGGGCGCTTGTATTAACTTCCTCGACGATCCTATTTTCATTTCCCGTCTGGGAGTGGAGGCTATCGGACAACTCTCTGTGCGCTACGAGAGGGCTGTGGAACACCGTTCCAGCCTGATCGACGCAAGGCTTGTCAATATGGATTTGAGCGACGCCGTGGTGGAAGAGTGGAACGGATACCTGCTTGTGCTGGTTGACGGCAAAATCTTTATGGCGGACAGCCGCCAGAAGTACGCGCACGAGATCGGCGTACCGCAGTATGAATGGTATTACCTCGAAGATATTGGCGTTTACAAAAACCAGTATCCAGAGTATCGCTATTCTACGCAGATATATTCCGAACTGGACGGCAAGACGGTACATTACTGTACCGAGTGCAAGAAGGGCGCGAAATACTGCACTTGCGGCAACGAGGATCACATAATCGAGATCCCGATCAAACTGGCGAACGCGGTGTATTACCATGAGAGCAACGAAACGCGAAACCTCACGGGCGAGATCGTCAACCCTCCCGACAACGACGGCAAGGAAACCGCCAGCGTGTTCGACGAGCGGCTTACGATAGCCGTGGACGGCGCAACCTATGAAATAGGCTTGTACTACACCATACACGAACTGTACGGCAGTATGGGCGAATTTCTGGGCTATGAGGCGTTTCTGTGCGAGGGCAAGGGCAACAGCACAGGCGGAACATTCCAGAGGGCAACCACCGTCAAGAGCATGGAAAACAATTTGTTTTTCGGCACGAAGAACGGCGTCGTCTGCTCCTTCAACTTCGATATGCGCGACGAGCAGGGTGAGATTGCGCCCCAGTATTACGCTTTCGACGAGCGAACGATCCTCTGCGGCTGTGCGACGAAAATGGACTGTTGCGGCGTTCCTCACCTGAACAAAAACACCGTCAAAAAATCAACGGTTATCAAAACCAAGTCTTTCCCATCCTCTGCGGCAAAAATCAGAGTGCGGACGAACAGAAAGCCCTATGAGCAGATTGCGCGCATAAACAGTACGCTGTTCTCTTTCGGCGGTACGGATTTCTCGGACTTCTCATTTATCACGACAGAGCAAAGCCTGTTTGCGATCAAGGAGAAGGAAAAAAAGTGGGTGGAAAAGCAATATTACATCTATTCGGACGAGTACATGAAGCCGTTTGCGCTGTTCTATCTCTCTTTCCGATACAACATTTCTGGACGATATAAGGAGTAAAAGGCTATGAAACAACTTGTAAAAATTACAAAAAGCCAGATTACCGAAAAAGGCGTCCAGTCGCTTGCGGACAGACCAAACGCCTCTTCGCAGTACGGTGTAGGCGGCTTGTCGCCGCAACAACTCAAACTGTGGTTTGATAAACTGGCAACCTTTCTGGCAGAAAAGATCAACGAGGTTTACGACACCATTTCAGCCAAAGACGCGGCAGATTATATCCGCCTCGCGCTGGACGATTACGATGTGGAAAGCCTTGGCGATCTCGTGGAAGCCATGTTGAGCGGAGATTTTGCAAACAAAATATTGCAGGTCTTTCCCTCGGCAAACTCTTTCGCAACTGTTCCGCTTCAAAAGTATATCAATGACGCCGCGCAGGCGATCAGCGAAAACGCAGAGGCTATCGAGGATCTGAAAAGCGACAAACTGGATAAGGTGACAAGCGCCGCGAGTTATCGCCGCGCATATATCATCGACACCGACGGAAAGCAGAAGGTTATTTACATTTCCGACGCGCCGCTCTCTGGGGCGATTCCTGTTTTTGTGGGTGACGGTCAGATCAATGTTGCCGTTCCGACGGCTGACGCACACGCCGCCAACAAGGGCTATGTCGATCAGCGAGATCGCTTCCTCGGCTCTACGGTTGAAATCTCCATTGACAAATCCTCCTACCTTATGACGCTTCGCCTCAAAAACACGGCTGGCTCGGTATTGAGTACGGCGCAGGTGGATCTCCCTCTGGAAAGCGTTATCGTAGGCGGAGAATATGCGGATGGTACACTAACCCTGAAACTCATTGAAGGAAACGACATCAAAATCGACATTTCGGATATGATAGACGGGCTTGTAAACACCGTAACGCACGAGGCGGCAGTATCCGCTCTGAACAAGCGCATCGACGCCGCCAACAACGAACACGACGCGCTGGTGCAGGAGATCGAACTGTCGAAAATCTATGCTCACGCGGCGTATCACGCGGAAGAATCCGAAACGGCGCGGAGTTACACCAAGGGCGGCAAAATTGATCGTCATTTTCGCATTATCGAGAAAACTGGCGGTGCTTCGCTCTCGGTGACGATGGATAGTAACTACAAACTATCTATCGCCCTCAAAAATCGCTCTGGCGAGGTTTTGAGCGAGGGCATGGTGGATTTGCCTATCGAAAGCCTTATCACCAGCGCCTCGTACAAAAACAAGGTGCTGACGCTCAAATTCCAGAGCGGCAACACCCTTGCAGTCAACATTTCCGATCTGATTTCTGGGCTTGTGCCTGATTCGCGCACGATCAACGGAAAAGCGCTCTCTGGTAACATCGTTCTGACGGCGGAAGATGTCGGCGCGTACCCGAAGAGCGAAACCTTTTCCAGAACGGAAACCTCTGCGGCAATCGACAAGGCAAAAACCGCCTTGCAGACCGAGATCGACGGCAAGCAGGCGGTGGGATTTGCCTATCAGTCTGTGGAATCGGAGAAGGCTGGCGGATATACCAAGGGTGGAGAGATTGACCGCGAACTGCGCGCAATCAAAAAGAGGCTTTCCAGCCTCGAACCTGAAACAACATAACAGGAGGACATATTCTTATGTTACTTGAAAAAACAAAAATTTACGGCGTGGATGGCGTCGGGCAGTCAAATCCGACGCTCACCAGAACAGACGCCGCCGTGGGGCTTTCTTACTCCATCGGGGCAAGTGAGATTTCAAGCGATTTCAACAACTGCTACCCGTGGAGCGAAATGCACGAAGTCACGGACGAATTTGGGAATGTCTTTATCAGGATTCCGAAATTCTACACCAAGGTTACCAAAAACGGAAACGGCACATACAAGTACCAGATTTCGGGCTGTCGTTACGACGGCTTTTCCACGCTGTTTATCGACGGCAAGGGCAACGAGATCGACTATGTGCTTGTCGGTAAATACGAAGGCTCTGGCTCGTCCTCTCGCGTATATTCCAAGGGCGGACAGACCGTACTCGTAAACATCAATATCGGCAATTTCCGTAACGGCTGTAAAGCCAACGGAGAGGGATACCAGCAGTACGATTTCCTCATTGACGCGATCCTCAAACAGTTGTTTATGATCGAGTTTGCCACCACGAACTCCCAGAGCATCATGAAGGGCTGGACGGCAGGCGATAACACCGCCGCCCTCATTACAGGTCATACCGACGCTGTGAAAACGCCCTCTGGCTCTGCAAACAGCGATCACGCGGACGATTGCGAAACCTGCAACACCGACGGCTACCACGCCTGCAAGTATCGCGGCATCGAAAACCCGTGGGGCAACACTTGGACATGGTGCGACGGCATCTCCTTCTCTACGGAAAAGGTCTTTATCTGCACCGATCCGACTGCGTATGAATCCGCCAAGGTGGATGCACCGTACTTCTATATGGGCGACAGATGTATGTCTGGTGGATATGCTTCTGTCATTACGCCCTTTGAGAAGATGCCTCTGCTCGGCTATACCACGGTTGCAGGTGGCGGCAGTACCACCCATTACAGCGATTACTACTATGTAGCCGACACGGGAACCGTGTTGATCGTCGGTGGGGACTGGGATAACGGCGCGAACGCTGGTCTTTGGAGCTGGTACGGGGACTATGGGGCTTCCCACGCGCACTCGTACCTTGGTGGGCGTCTTTGTTATAAGCCTCTTTAAGGGGGCGCACGGGGGATTTTTCCCCCGTTATAACAAAACCCTAAATCAATTATTTTGGAGGATAAAACAATGTTTAAGAAACTCAACACCATTCAGAAAAGAAACAACCTCAACGATGTGTATGTGAGCGACGAAGTGGGCGCAGGCAACGGTAAGCATCGTTATGTTGTAGTGCCTGCTGGTACTCCTTGCATGGATATTTGCGAGGATGCACCCGACTGTACCCCTGCCGACGCCTTGCTTGATATTCGATTCCAGCACGGCGCTCGGAACACTCCTGACGCCATCCACGGCGTTCTTGACACGGATCTCTTGGAAATCGTCAGAGATCGCCTCAAAGCGTTTAATCAGGGCGAGTATGCAACAAGGGAAAACTCCCTTGCTATTACTCACATTGAGGAAGCGCTTTTGTGGATGAACAAGCGCGTCGAGGATCGTGCAGAGCGCGGCGTCCTCGGCACAATGCAGAAATAAGCAATTTTATATAAGGGAATGCGATCCGATGATTGCCGTGTTGATCGTCGGTGGGAACTGGAATAACGACGCGAACGCTGGTCTTTGGAACTGGAACGGGAACAATGGGGCTTCCAACGCGAACTCGAACATCGGTGGGCGAATTTGTTGCAAGATTTTGTTAGGGATCGCATTTCCTTTGCCACTTGGCAGAAAATAACCGCAAAGAGTATGGTTTAGTAGGGCTTCGGCATTGA